ATTACTTTATTCATCTTACAAAAAAAAAGTGAGGGCAATTACGCCCCCACCATTCAACAATTAAACTATGATATGAAAGAAAGATTACGTAGTTTGTAATAATGCTTCAGCACTTGCAAAGTCGCCTTTAATAAACGCTGTTCTGTCGTTAGTTTTAACAACTACCGCACCTCTCCACTCAGCTAACAATGTAACAAAGTTTTTAGTAAAGTCGTCATTTTCGTAACCGATGTCAAACTTAACACCGTCTTTTTCTACTAAGTAAGCTTTATCAAAGTTACCCATTAAGAATTCGCCTGTAGGTATTAAAGTAGTTGGAACTATTTTTGTAATTCCATCTAATAATAAAGTGTCGCCAATAGTTTGTAACCTATCAATGTATCTCTTATCTGTTCCTGATACTTTTTGAACTTTTAATTTCGCTATATCTCTTGGGTTTAAGAAACATAAAGAGGCTTGTCCTTGCTCAGCTAATTCAATTTGTAAGTTACCAGCAACCAATACATCCACGATGTTAGGGTTAACAACTACTTCGCCAAAGTCAGCACCTGTGATTGCAAATGCAGTTGCTACGGTTTTCACACCTTTCAAATTAGCTCCTGTACCGTCACCGCTAAATGCACCGTTCTCAACTGCTTTAAATAATTCTCTCATTAACTCCGCTTCAATTTCTGACTGCATCCAATCAACATCGTCTAACATTTCGTTTGAAATTTTAATAAACGCAGTAGTTTTCTTAACATTCTCAGAAGCAATAACTAAATCAAAATCAATTTTGTTTTTCGCAGTACCCTCAGCAGTTTGACCAGCTGAACCGTCTTTATTTGCTTGAGCTACCCAGCTAATTACATTGCTTGAAGTTGCTTTTGCTTGTAATGCAGATAAGAATTTATTTTCTCTTGTAGCAATTACATTTAAACCCTCAATTCTATCCTCAACAGGTACGTTACCACCTGATAAGTTACCGCTAAAGGTCATGTTACCAACCGCCTTGAATACAACGGATTTGTTTTTGTCGTTCTTTAAATCGCTTAACGCTTGTTTGTTAGCCATTAAGCTCTCACGGATTTGAGCCGAGAAACTTTTTACTACGCTTTCTACTGATTTCATTTTTTCCATTTTTTTAGATAATTCTTTAAAACCTAACTCCATTTGATTTTTCATTACTGAAATTTGAGTTTTGTTTTTCTTGTTTTCTTCTTCGTACATTTTAACCAAGTTAGCCAAAGCATCTTGGTAGTCTTGCACTAATTTCGCTTGTTCCTCTTCAGGTAATTCATCGAAGTTGGTAATACCCAACATTCCTAAATATTCCTCAAAGGTTGTTTCTGCTGTAAAGTTTTCCATTGTTTTTACTTTTTAATTAAATGTTTATAATAGTTTTTCTTTTTCGGCTCTACTACCTGAGTGACATTTGTCGGCTCAGTTCCTAGAGTGATTTTACAAAATTCATAAAATTTTTCTATATCTCCAAATTTATTATAAATTTCTTTTATAACAGCGTCATCTTGCATAGTTGGGGTTAATATATTACTACCCGCTAAAACTGCGCTTATTTCAAATAATTTAGCTTCCTTAACTAAGTAGAAGTAACCGCATTCCTCAGCTTCTATCGGATTGCCTAACATCGGTAAGTATTTTAACCAATTTGCATAACCATCTTTATCGTAAGTATCGTTAATGGCAATATCCAGTTGTATGTATTCCATTCCAACTGAGTGTTGGTTAATCATACCATTTTTATATTGGTAATATACACTTTTGTTTAGATCCTCGATAATATCAACATTTGCCTTTAAACACTCGGTATTCCCATCTTTATCAATTCCTAATTCTGCCCAACTTATTGGTGACTCCATTACCTCGTTAATTATTCCCACCTTTGCAGTAACATCGTGCTTATGGTCGGCTAAGAAAAACGGTACACGCTCACTTATTGACTTAGCAAAGCACCCCGATAAATGCACGTCCCCATGATTATCTAACCAATTATAAGTGTTGCCGATAATAGTACGTTTTAGTACATCGTCCTCGCTCTCAATCTCTACAACATCGGATTTAGTTATAACATCATATTTTCTTGCAATTCTCCTAAGCTTTAATACCTCAGCTTTTTTCTCGATTAGTGTTTTTATTTCCATTTTTTAAAGGTTTAGTTCTGTTTTTGCTTCTTCTACGGTCATTAACCCCGCATTTATTAGTTTCAATATGTTATCTACTTTAACGGTATAATCAGGTTTAAGTGCATCAATATCGTTTTTGTCTATTGTTAGTTTGTACTTTTGTCCTGATATGTAGTTGTATCTTTTTACAAGTTGCTTGTTCTTTTGCGCCAAAATTTGCTCCATAATAGGAATACAAGTTTGGTTATAAAAGTCTTTCATAGCTTCCTGCATATTGTTATAAGTACTTGCCCCAACATCGCCGAATATAACCGATTGAACGCCAAACAATGAGCAAACCGCTCTAAGGTGTTCGGCTCTCATACCTAGCAACTCCATATCACTAGCGCTCATTCCTAACTGCTTGTAGTCAACAGACCCCTGAACGGTTATAATTTTGTTGGCGTTTTTTGCACCGCCTACCCGATTGTTAAAATCTCTTTGTAACTGCTCCCTATCTTCTGCAGTTATTGGGTACTCATTTCTTGAAGATATAATACCACTAGCGCCCCTATTTTCGTATAGGCTACTTTCTGCCAAATTTCGGTTATTGGTTGATTTAAGTAAGTCAAATCCCGATTGCAAAGGACTTAACCCCTCGTTGTTTCTAATTCCCTCAATACTTGGGTTGAAATATTGGCAGTGCATTATTTCCGTTGGGCTTATCTTTCGAATACTTACACCGTCGTTAAATTCGTAACGGTCAATATCGGATAATATCGACATTGTTTCACGCCATGTTCTCACATTTTGAGGGGGCAAAATATAATTTTTGCTTGGTAAACTAGCGCCAATATACTCGTATGGTGCATAGTGATAACTATCCCCCGTTAGTATCAAATATAGCACCTCTTTAAACAACGCCTGTTCTAAGCTGTCGTTATCGTGCCAATTCTCGAATATAAACCGCTTTAACTCGTCGTTATCATCCTCAATATATTGTCCGTTATTTTCGAGTATTATGGGTAAACTTGCGGTTACCTGAGCGATACGCTTAGCAACAGCGTAAACCATATCGTTGGTTATGTAACCCTCCTCAATTAAATAACTTTCGCTTATATTAGTATTTGCCCTCCCTGAACTGAACAAGGGTATAAAAACATTTTCGGTTGCTGGTTTAGTCGTTTCGAAAACGTTGTAAGGCTCTGTATTATAGTTTTTAATTATCATATTTGCAAAGTTATAAAAAAAATTAATAAGTATAGTCGTACCAACGCAAATAATATCCTAACGGGTCGATTGAGTGGTCGTTGCCGTCCTCAGGAACTTCCCCTGCTTTGTCTTTCCACTTGTATTTATATAGTTCGTCTTGAATATTAAAGGATTGTTCCGTGATAAGTAGTTGGTAACTAGATAGCAACTGAATACTATTTAGTTTTTTCTTCGGTAAACACGGTCGAGCATTAAAGCCATTCCTTGTTAGCAACACTATCAAATCAGGTCTGGCACTATCGCAAATTATAACCTTTGAGCGGTCTTTTATCTTCTTGGTAATAGCTTCCACCATATTATCCAAATTCGGCATTGGCGCATAAATTTCTTGGTGGGCCCATAATCGTTTGGTTTTTTTATCGACTGCAACTTTGGTTAATGTAAACGGGTCTTTTGCTCCCCAGTCAATGCAATATCCGTAAACATCAGTATCAGGAAATGGAGCAACTTCCCAATTATTAATGATTGTACCCGATACCCTACCTAACAAGCCTAACCCGTAAACCCTCCACCAATTATAGTAGTACCCTTGTATTCCCCTTTGGCGCTCTTCATCGTGTTTGCGCTTAGCCATTTCGAAGTCATCTATTTGCGCTGGTGTTAAATTCTCAGCGTTATCTAAAAATGTGGAGTGTATCAGGGTGGTGCGTTCATCCTCCAATATTCCGCACGTATCAATCCAAAACTTACTGCTTGGGTTATAATCTAGAAATATAGTGCCCCTAGTACGCTGAAATAATTGATGGCAGATTTCATACTTCATTAAATTACACTCATTCACGAATAGTATATCCCTTTTTGCTCCGTGTGATTTACCTACGTTATCAAATCCTATAAATTTAATGGTTGAAACGCCTATTTTATACGTGTGTGGGTTCTGCGTTCGTATGGCGTCAATGTTAATCTGTTGACCGTTTAAGATATGCTCAAAATCGACAATAGCACCGTCCTTTAAATGGGGGGTGCTATGGCTTACTACGTGTATGATTAAAGGCTTTTTGCTATCTCTTGCAATGATATAAAGCAGTTGGAGGGCTGAATAGGTTTTACCACTTCTAGACCCTCCCTTATTAACTATAAATCTGCTATTACTTAAATAGGCTCTTAAAGTGTTATGAAACGTCTTCGTTAGTTTCATCTTCAAATCTTTTTCTTAATTCCTCTAAAGCGTCTGCTGTTTCCTTGTTAGCCACGATTATAGGCGTTTGGTTTATTTCGTTGCCTTTGGTGGTGTGGTCAAGTTGTTGGCGGTCTGTCCAGCCATGATTTGATTTTAAGTTGATAATTCCTATTGCAACATTGATATTTTCCTTTTTTACGTTCCTGAAACAATTTACTTCACAGTTAGTTAAAAGCTTTTCCTTTAAAGGTTTAAGCTCAGGAAATTTATCTATTAAATAATCAAATATATTCTTACTTTCATCTAAATCGTAGGCTATTTCCCCTATAAAATCGTATTCGTTATTTTTAGAAAGTGTTAAGGCTTTATCAAAAAAAGCACTAGCTTCTTCAAAAGTCCACCTTTCAGCGTTTTTATTTCCTTTCGGCGCTCCTACTTTGCTCATAACTTACCCTTTAAATTTTCAATCTGTTTATTAATTTCCTCAATAAGTATCTTATCAACTATCGGTTTTAACTTATCGTGTTTTTCGAGTACAAAGTCCATATAACCAACCCTTACATTAAGC